CAGCGCCAAAACTTGATCGTGATAGCCTCGGCCGGGTTCTGGATGGCAATCTACAGCATGCCCTACAACGTCCCCCAGGCCGAGCGGTGGGAGACGTTTGTCGGGTTTATCAGGGAACTTGACCGGGTCTTCGGCTTTCCGAGCGCATTCGACCCCGGCGAGGTGGATATGTCTTTTCTGGACGAAGGCCCGATAGACCCGGACGAACTCGGCCTGTAGGTCTCCTGGAATGCCACAAGCTGTAGAGAACAACAGCACGCGTCAGATTGTTTAGAACGCAAGTTCTAGGTACGCTCAAAGGATACATACACACAGCCCACGAGTGAGTCAGCACCTGCGGGCTGCCAACGTCTGTCCTGACATGGAGACCAGCCACCATGCCCCAGATCAACCCCTTCCCCGAAGATTCGCCAATCAACGTCGAGATACAAGAACTACTTTCTGCGCTCTGCGATCAATTCGAAAAACTCGAAGACTACGACCGGGTGATCGAATTCCTTCGGGAAGAGCGACGCTGGTTCCGGGACATATCCTACCTAAATGCCATATCGCCGATCCTCAAAGAAAGTCGCATTGTTATTCCCTCGCACTTGAAGCATCTCACTGTACATGGACCGTGTGTGTACTTTCTAGAGATGGAACGAAAGCAGGGATGGATCAAGATTGGTCAAACCAGGTCTTTGCGCAACAGGGTCAAGCAATTACGACAAGAGAACCGGTGTGGCAAGGTGACAGTGCTTCTTTACGTAGAAACAGACCAATGCAGGGTCCTAGAGCGTGCGCTGCATATCCAATTCAACGATGAGCGCGATGGGCGAACCGAGTGGTTTTACGCCCCGTCCATCATGGAATTGGTAGATGAGTTGAAGGCATTACCAAACGCCGTCCGGTTAGGTTAAGGACGTTCAGTGGCATTAAAGGAGCCAGCCTGGGATGAGCAATGGCTTTGTACCTAACAGCTTTCAGACTCCCAATGCCATCATTGATGAGCTTTGGCTGTATCTGGAACCGGAAGAGAAAGACTTGCTGATGATTGCTATTCGCCATATTTTGGGATGGCAAGAAAGCATCAGCACACGAACCGCCTATATCAGTACCAGCCGGTTCATGAAGTACACTGTGCTCGGTCGCAATTCTGTTCTGGCGGCGCTCGAAAGTCTTCATCAGTTCGGCATTCTGAGCCGTGTTGGAAACGCGACGTCCAAAGGCCAACAATGGAAATTGACCTTTGATCAAGCAGGCGCGGTTCAGTGGGATGCATTGAAATCGCGGCTGGAACAAAAACGCTCCCTGAACAGGAGCCGAGGCGAGCGGCTAAATAGGACCGGTACCATGCAGGTACCGGTACCTAGTAGGGACAGCAACCAGTCCCTGACAGGTACCGGTACTGGTCCCTGCCAGGGACAGAATCAAACACACAGAATCAAACACACGACTCAAACCCAAAATACATCATCCGAACCTGCTGACGCAGGCCCGGATGATCCGCCTCAAAGACCCTCCCCGGTTGAGAATCCAGAGGCGTACTCCGTTCCAGAAATCCAGGCGCTCAAGCTCACACGCTCCGACTGGGAACAGCTTCTCCGCAACGAACGGCTGGGCCGGGGCAAGTATGGCGTTCGTTCGGGCGTGGTCAACCACATCGAGCGCAAGCTCAACATGCACCCTCTGGAACCGCTGATGCCCGCTATGCTGGAGGCGGTGGACAAGGCCACCGTTCAGAGCCTATACGATCCAGACATGGCCGCCCGGTTCCGGAGGGTCATCTACGACAAACTCTGGCAGGGAGAGCGGCCGTACCTGCCCGACGAAATCCTCCAGTTCGCCGCGGAAGAGTCCCCGGTCGAAAATGTCTACTTCCTGCCGAGTGTGTTGAGCAGTTGGCGCGGCAAGCAGAAGGCGAAAGGCAAGGCATCCAATGGCAGTCAACCCCAAGGCGAGAAAAAGCCCAAGTATCCTCAGTACAACCGCAACGACGCCCTCGAACGGATCGAGCAGCGAAAGCGCGCCGCCGCCGAAGCCGCCGCAGCCGGAAGCGACTCCAGCCCCGGAGTGTGAGAAGTGCGGCGGGGCCGGGTTCTATGGCTACGACGTGCCCATCGATCACCCGCTCTGGAACGAGATCGTGGATTGCGATTGCCCGGCCGGGCAGGCGCTCAAGCAGGATCGGATTCGACGCAAGCTCCAGGCGGCACACCTACCGTTGGAGTTGGAGCAGATGACGTTCGAGACGCTCACCCCCCTCGAAGGTCAGCCCAACGTCGACGGCGAAACGATCATCCTGTCCGAAGCGCAGCGCGAAGCCCTGAGTATGGGGCACGAGATCGTCCAGTTCGGGCACGTTCAGAGTCGTGGCCTGCCGCGTCCCGGTTTGTTCCTGTATGGCGACCGGGGCCGGGGCAAGTCCGGGATCGCGATCAGCATCGTGAACGGGCGCGTCCAGGCTCATGGGGACGTGGCGCTGTATATCACCGTGCCGGACCTGCTGGACCACCTGCGCAGCACGTTCGGGCCAAAGAGCGACGTGTCGTATGATGACCTGTTCGAGCAGGTCAAGGGCGTGTCTCTGCTGGTCCTGGATGACCTGGGCACCGAGAACCCGACCGCCTGGGCAGTCGAGAAGCTGTACCAGGTGGTGGATTACCGGTACCGGAGTCGGCTCCTGACCATCGTGACATCCAACCTCAGCCCTTCCGAGCTGACCGAGCACTTCGACCGCGTGGGCGACTGGACGGGCAAGCGGATCATCGACCGGCTGGTCACCATGTGCGCTGTTGTAGAAGTGGCTGGACCGAACCTAAGGCGGTGAACTGTGGACGACTTCACACGCGAGCTGGCGACAGCCGCATTGAAAGACCTCAAGCAGGACAGGCGCGGGCACTCGGTACAGGTGCCCGCGCTGCTTTCCCGGATGGAGATGCTGTACTGCCAGTGGCGCGACCTCGTGATCGAAGCCCTGGCAAACCACATGCTGGACAGCGAGCCGGAACCCAGGCTGGCGGAACTGGTCGATCCGGTGTGGGATCGGCTGGCCGACCGTGGCGAGTACTGGGAAACCCCGGCTGAAGACATGGCCGCGTCCTGGGTGGCCTGGGGTCTGGCGGTCCTGGGTTGGATGGACATGGTCGCGGACGGACAGGTGCAGACAATCGCCTGTACCCGTGACGAACTGATCGCGTGGCTGGCGGAGCAGCAGCCGGTGCAGATGGCTCTGTTGGAGGTATGAGCGTGACCGTGCAGACGTTTCATGCTCAGGCCGAGCGCCGGGCGAACGACTTTTATCCGACCCAACAGACGTGCGCCGATCGGTGTGTGGCCTGTCTACCCAGGTGGGCCATCCCCGCCAAGCCGTTTGTGTTGGACGTGGGTAGCGGTCCCGGTGCGTTTGGACGGGCGGCGCGGGCCTGCTGGCCGGAGGCTGTGATCTGGGGCGTGGAACTGGTCGAGAAGCGCAAGGGATGGCCGGGCATCCCCGGCTTACTCGACCTAGGCGCTTACAACCACGTCATCTATGGCGATTACCAGGAACTGTCCGAGGAGCTGGCCGAGGCCCAATACGCGGGCGTATGTCCTGACGGGTTCGGAGTCGATCTGGTCGTAGGCAACCCACCGTACAGCCTCGACGAGGCGGCGGTCGAGTTTGGGATGCAGGTCCTCAGGCCGGGTGGCTGGATGGCCTTTCTGCTGTTGGAAGCATTCGCTCACAGCGAGACCCGTTACAACCGCTTCTACAGCCGGAGGCCGTTCGCGCCGGTCGCCATCATGCCCCTGGTGCATCGGCCCAGCTTCTTCACGAGCGAGACGGGAAGCTCGACCGATTACCGCGAGTATGCCTGGTTTATCTGGCGCAAAGACCCCGCCTGGTCTCTGCCCACCCAGCTCGGCCAACTGGACTGGAAGCGGCCGCAGGCGATGCAGACCTCGATGTTCGATCGGCGATTCAGCCCGGCCGAGCTGGTCCTCGAGATGCTGGAACGATATTCCCGCGAGTGAGACATCATGATTCTTGACCGTGAAAGCAGCACACCGCCTTTCAACCGGCACTCCGTGCCACACGTGTTTGTGAACTTCAGCGGGGGAAAGGACAGTCTGGCATCTCTGCTGGTTGCCCTCAAGCGGTTTGACCGCCACCAGGTGACGGCTGTCTTTGACGATACCGGTGCAGAGCTTCCCGCCACCTACGAATACTTGCGCCGTTTCAACGACCTGGTGTTTCCGGTCAAACGACTGGCGCACCGGGTCACCGGCCAGAAGACGACCGCGCGCGGTGTCGAAAACATCCTGGAGCTGGTCGAACTCGATTGGGCGGACCCTGTGGGATCGCGCGGTGCGTTGACGTTGCTTGATCTGATCGCCCAGCGGCACGAGAAGGCCCCCGATTCTCCTGGCTGGCCTTCGCCAGCCAACCGGTATTGCACGCGCGGGCTCAAGTCCCAGATCGCTCAGAAGTACATCAGGCAGCGGATGCCGGACATGGCGGTTCGGTCGAAATGCGTGCTCGTGATGGGCATCCGGCGTGAAGAAAGCCCGAACCGGGCCAACACACCCTTCTGGGGGTTCGATCCAGACCTGGGGATCATGAATTGGTTTCCGGTTGTGGATTGGAGCCGCGACCAGGTCATCAAGTACATCCAGCGTTGGGGCATTCCGTTGAACCCGGTCTACGAGGTGGTGAGTCGGGCCAATTGCGGGATGTGCTTTTTCTCAGATCGCCGTGAGATCGTCGCGGCGGAACGAGCGTACCCCGGTTATCTGGCCCCCTACGTGGAAATGGAAAAACGGCTTGGCAGGACGTGGACGCCGGATGTCAGTCTCGAACTGTTGCAGAAGATTGCATCCGGCGAGGTTCCCGATCAACTCCCGCTTTTCGAGGGGATGAGCGAGGCCGGATTGAGTTGCATGTCTGGCTTCTGTGAGGTCTGACCGTTTTTCATGAGCGTGCCACATTATGTGGCGCAGACGGAGCGAAACCGATGCCAATGAATTGGGCAGCCGGATACCCGCCTGAATGGGTATCCGGCGAAGTTCAGCGCGTGATGTATCAGTTCGCAGGCTGGCGGTGCGAACACTGCGGGATGCAGTTCGAGCCGGGCAGCACGAAAGCCCTCACCGAGCGGAACGCCGACGGCAAACCGGTGATCCTGACCGTGCATCACCTGGATGGCGACCCAGCGAACTGCGCCTGGTGGAACCTGCTGGTGTGCTGCGCACGATGTCACCTGCACATCCAGGGATTCTGGAAGCCGGGAGGCGTGCTGCCGCTCGAATGGCAAAACGAGCCGCCGGGATGGCTCATCCTGCGCTCGCTGCCATACCAGCGAAACCCCCAGCTAGACCTGTGGGGAGACGAAAGCGACTGACCGGGGCCGGAGCACATCCGGCCCCTTTTTGCGTCCTATCCGTGTTGGCGAAAGGAAGCCCCAATGCCTGACGAAACTGCCCGCCCGTTGCGCGACCTGACCCCGTTGGAGGAAGCCCAGGCGAAAGAGGCTGCGCTGAATGGGTTCCGGGCCGAGTATGAGCTGTTCAGCCCGCGCCCTCAGAACGTCGAGCTGACCGGCCGCCTGCGGTGGGTGGTCAACAACCTGGCGACGCTGCTCCGGGTGATCGTGGGTAGCGTGCCGTTCTGGGTCGTGCTGGTCCTGCTTGGCTCGGCCATCGTGAGCATCGACAAGAACGTCGCCGCGTTCGAGGCCGCGGCGGCGCACCGGAGCATCAGCGGGATCGTCGCCGCCGGTGGCGTGCTGATGGTCGAGTTCGGTCTGCTGTACCTCGCCTTTGCCGGACGGGCCGACACCCTGAAACGCAGCCAGGACAGACACGCGATCACGTTGGTGTATCTGGTCCAGGCGGTGCTGGTGTTCACCTTTGGCGGAATCCGGTTCCCCAGGATCGGCCGGTTTGGAGGCTGGCGAGTCCCCAGCCAGGGCAACCTGCCGGAGATGCAGCGCCCGGCCATGACCCTGATCCTGTTCCTCCTGGCCCTGATGGGCAACATCTACACGGTGGCTTTCAGCGAAGCGATCAAGCTGGACATCGCGCACCGGGCGTCGTTCAGCCAGTTCTTCGACGAGCTGAGCCGCCTCCCGGCCGACCAGAGCACGCCCGTTTACTTCGCCATGCTGTTGGGCGCGGCGGCGCCGATCGCCGTGTTCCTGTTTGGCGAGGAACTGGCGCGAGTCGCCTTCGAGACGGAGCGCCGCTACACGGATGACCTCCTGGCCGAGCGTGACCGGCACTGGCGGGAGCAGTTCCTTCAGGTCTGGGAGCAGGTCAAGGACGAACGCGAGTTGCGTGAACTGGCCCGCAAGTACCGCGTCAAGAACGAGCTATCACCGGATGCGCCGACGCCGTACATCCTCGTCGAGAGTGAGTCTCAGCCCGTCCCTTTAGCGGAGAGCGCCTCGCCGAAATCATTGCCGCAGCCCTCGCAGATCGATTCGTTGAGTTAGCGCGCGACGGGCTTCTCCAGCAAGCCACACCCGAAGTTGGAAAATCTTCCCTGGAAAATCCTGGAAAATCATTTTCCAGCCCGATCCCGGAGCCGCTACCGTCCAAGATGGCATTGGCGGTTAAGTGGCTCAGAGATCATCGAGAAGACAGGGAACTAACAGGCCGGGAACTCAGCCAGACCAGGCATCCGGAGGGCGTCACCATCAGCCACAAGACATGGAACGACGCCAAGAAGGAGCTTGAATCATGAGCACAAACGTTCTAAGGGGTGGTAAAATAAGGGTGTCTAGGCGAGCGCGAATACTGCGATACAATAGTCGGTGAAGCCCCCGGAGGGCTGGCGCTTGCCTAGACAACAAACGCCAGTACAGCCCGAAGGGGGTTTTATCGTACCCGCACTCAACAAACGTTTTCGCTATATCTCTCTGAGAGCCTATCGACAGGCTATCGAGCAGGGCTTACTAACACCCCCTGAGCACTGCGAGATATGCGGCCAAGACAACAACGGACACCCCATCGAAGGCCATCACATTGATTACCTTCGCCCCTACGAAGTAATCTGGCTCTGCCGAACCTGCCACCGCAAACGCCACCCCGAAAACGCCGCCCGCGCCTACAGGAGCCGATCTGATGAGGTTATCGTGATCACCCCTTCACAGGCCGCAGCGGATTGGCTCAGAAAGAACAACATCAAAACCGTCGACACCCCTCAAGTTGATCTTGCAACTCGGATTAGCATCGAGGCTGGTATCCCGGTCAGTCAATCAACTCTCGCCCGCGTTCTGGCTGACCCGGAGTTCGCAAGCATCCAGCGGGAAACCCGCAGTCGGAAACCACAGAAGCGAAAACGCAAAGGATAACCTCATGATCGAGATTGACATCCAGATTGCAAAGCAGCTTGGATACACCTACCGCCGCGAGGAAGGCCGTTACTACCGCTTGTATGATCCGAGCGGCCTGCTGGCGGCCACCGTCGAAACCCGCGTTGGAAACGTTTGGTAAGCCCTGATCCGTGAGGCTCAGGAAATCGGCAACGTTCCCCATTGGAGCCGGGATGGGGGCGCGATCCTCATCCTGATCATCAGCAAGAACTGCACGCTTCTGATGGTGCCCTGGTCAGACAAGCAGATCACCGTCACCGTCTACAACCCGCGTCGGCACGAGCCAGGCAAGGCGACGGATCACAACTCGACTCTCGCAATGGCCCGCGCCTGGCTGCTGTCTCAGGGCGTCCAGCCCGCCGAGGAGTAACCCCATGCCGACTGATGCGCCGGAGCGTGTGGTGCTGGCGGTGTTCGCCGGACTGAACGAGCCGCGTTACGTCTACGTGGGCCGGACGGAGCACCGGGGCCGCCTAGCCGATCCCGTGCTCCGGCCCGATGGTAAATGCATCATGGGGCGCGGCGGTGGCCCACACAATCAGCTCATTCGCTGGGCAGATGATGGGGCGCTGTGTGTCGTCCCAGCCAGGACATTGAGATTGTACGCAAAATGGAAGCCCGCCCGGCCTGTCAACAGGGAGGAATCGCATGGTCGCAAGCCCCGGAGTCGTAAATCGAAGAAGTGAGGGCGGCACGTTGACCCCGCAGCCGCCCTCGACCCAATGCCTACTACCCAAGGGCAGTATCAGCCTCAGTGTATCAAGGTACTGCCCACCTGTGGACTACATTTGTAGCCATTTTGTGAAAGGGCAGCGCCATGATCGTACTCGTTCGCTTGCAGATTCCAGACGGAGGAGACCGTGACGTGATTGCCAGCCTGCTGACCCGGGTGGCGGAGGATATCAAAACCGGCCCGTACAGCCGGGCGACGTGGGAGGTCCAGGAACAATCGGCCAGGCTCAGTTACGCATTCCTGACCGACGCCGATGGCGAGGCCTGGACGCCTTTCACCGACGCCGAGCGACCGAAGAAGTAGCGCAGCGCAACGCCGCCACATTATGTGGCGAGGAGGAGACATGAGAGTCTACGTTTGCACGTTCAGGAACAAGGCCGGGACCAGGGGCGATTACTTCCAGGAACTCCGGCGCGGCCAGATCGTCGGCGTGTTCGAGCGCCCAGATCGTCCCGGCCAGCGCTGGACATTTCCCATCAGCCGCCGCCTGATGCCGGGTTTCCGGCCTGCCCCCTGCGATTTCAAGAACCCGGCCCCATGCCCGATCATCCGCCGGGCACTGTCCCGCCCGTACCGCCATTCTACCCAGGAGCGTGCCTATGGTCGCGTGTGAGAAGCCCAGCCTCTACTGTCTCCGTACCCATCGTTCCCGGCGCGGCTTTCTGACCCGCGTCGAGCCTCTCGAACTCCCCAAGCCCACTCAACCCGTACTCGTTCCCAACACCATCCCCGACTGGCTGTATTACGGGGTGGCGTGCCAGGCCCGGCTGATGCGGCTACCGCGCGGCACGCAGCGGATCGGCAAGATGCGTGAGTTGTGGGTGACCGTCCGGTTCTGGCGGTTCAGCCAGGTCTCGCCCGGCAAGGCGTGGATCATCGTCTGGCCTCGGTTTGGTGTGGACGAGCGCCCCTGGCCTGAGTTGGTCGAGTGGTACCAGCTCCGGGAGTTGCCCTCCTACGTAGAAGAGCCTGATGGCGAGATGCCCCGCTGGGCTTGGGCTTAGTTTTCTTGACAACAGAAAATCTGTTCGGCTATACTGCCAACAGACGACTATCCCCGTCAGATGTGCGCGGCGTGCGACGCGCGTGGTGCATGACACTTCCTTGTGAGGCACCGCACCGGCATCTGGCGGGGATTTTTGTCGTCCAGTCCAATCCTTGCATCTGATGTCTGGGATAGTCGTCGGATGCACAGCGCGGGACGGGAGACAACCGGGCGAGTATGTCCGGTTTGCCGTGTGGGCGGTGGGGTGGAGCGCGGCCGTATTGCTTCCCCGGTTGTCTCGACGCCCGGCCCCAGCCGAGGTTTTGCCTTCCCATGAAAAAAGCCAACCCTCAACCCACCGCGCCACATAATGTGGCACCGTTCACCGACGTGACCGAAGCCATGTCCGGCGAGCGGCTGCGGCTGTTGTACATCCCGCTCGACCAGGCCGCCCTGTGGGACGAGAACCCGAAGGAACGTTCAGCGCTTTCGGCGCGTGTCAGGCAGTTTTTCAGACAGCGATTTGTTATGCAATTGATTGGCACAAGCCCGACAACGTGTGGCTCGGAAATCAGACAAAGGCTGACCGCAATCTACGCAGCGTGGTTTCTCTTTGTTTTTTGTTGGTTGGCGCAAGCACGACACACGTTCGCGTCCAAGCCTTTTTCACCGCCACAGATTGGGCAAACGTGCTTATGAGCCATGCGGACATCGTGGCAGTGCCGACACAATTTGGATGTGACACGCTTAAGCCCGCCACATCCAGGGCAGGCGTCAAGTTTTTGTTTGAGGCTGAGGTCATGAACCCGAAGGTGACAATCAGCGCAAAGAGTCTGGCCGTTGGACACGTCAAAGCGAAGCTCTGGGTGTCCCGCCCAACTCTTCACGTGATGGGCGCGCAACTCACCATCGGTTCGTCCGCAGAGTTGGCAAGTGTAGGCGTCGCGTTCAAGCACGGCCTCTCGCCACTGTTTGTATTCTGCTCCAGCAGAAGTGGGGGACGGGGATCGTCAAGCGCTCCGGAGGAGCCGCCGGGGGGCGGGCTGCAACCGGCAAGAACGTCCTGAACGTGCGGATGATCCACGTCCCGATTCCGGGCTGTTGACCATGCAGCCCCCGCTCGCCCGGTGGCTCTCGACTGCCCACCACCTCGTGAAAGTCACCCGACCCAATGAACGACCAGGAGCGCAAGGCATGGCTGGCCGAGCATGGATGTACCCTGACGGATGGTGTGGTCCTCAATGCCCAGGGCCGGGCGATCTGTGGAGCCAAGACCCGCGGGGGAAGGCCGTGCCAGAAGTCGCCGCTCACCGGACGCAACCGGTGCAGGCTGCATGGTGGAGCATCCCCGGCCGGAGTCGCTTCTCCCACCTTCAAGCATGGGCGGCGCAGCAAGTACATGCCCGCCCGGCTGGTGTCCCGGTACGAAGAGGCTCTTGCCGACCCGTTCCTGTTGGAGCAGAAGGCGGAGATTGCCCTCCTGGATGCCCGGTTGTCCGAGCTGCTGGAGCAGGTTGGGGACGGGAGCAGCGCCGAGCGCTGGAAGGTCTTGCAGGTCGCGTTGGGTGATCTGGAATGGGCGGTCCAGACCCAGGACACGGACGGCTTCAACAGTGCCATCAAACACATGCGCGCCATCATTCAGAGTGGGAGCGCGGTGCAGGATGTCTGGACCGAAATCTATGATGTGATCGAACGTCGCCGGAGACTGGTCGAGAGTGAGCGCAAGCGGTACGTCGAGATGGGCCAGATGATCACGGCGGCGCAACTCCTCAACATGATGGGCGCGATCAGCGGGTTGATCCGAGAGCATGTCACTGACCCAGCACAGCTACGAGCCATCTCTAGCGGACTTGCAGTCCTCGCTTCTGGGGCCACTGTGGGTGCAGGGGTTGCACTTCCTGGCCGAAGCGCTCCAGACGGCCGATGAGACCCTGGTCGCGCCCTACGCCTCCGAGGACGGGATCGTCCGGTTTGTCCGCGACGTTCTGGGGGTGGACGACATCGCCCCGTACCAGGAGGAAATCCTGCGTGCTCTGGTGGTCCACAAGCGCGTGGCCGTGCGTGGGCCACATGGCCTGGGCAAAACTTGTCTGGCGTCCTGGGTGGTGCTCTGGCTGATCACCGTCTACCCGGACGACACCAAAGTGCCTACCACGGCCAGCGCCTGGCGGCAGCTCGAAAAGTACCTCTGGCCGGAGATTCGCAAGTGGGCGGCCCGCGCCCGGTGGGAGTCGTTCGGGATCAACATGCGCCGGGGCAAGGAGTTGCTCGACCTGGCGATCAAGCTGCCCTACGCCGAAGCCTTTGCCGTGGCGAGCGACAACCCGGCCTACATCGAAGGGGCGCACGCCAAACACCTGGGGTACGTGTTCGACGAGGCCAAGGCGATCCCCGCCGCGACCTGGGATGCGGCGGAGGGGGCTTTCTCCAATGCAGGCGCGGACACCGACAACGTGGCGTATGCCCTGGCAATCAGCACGCCGGGGGAGCCAAACGGCCGCTTCTACGAAATCCACAAGCGGGAGCCGGGCTACGAGGATTGGTGGGTCCGGCACGTCACGTTGGACGAGGCCATCGCCGCCGGGCGTATCAGCCGGGAATGGGCCGAGCAGCGCAAGCGGCAATGGGGGGAGAAGAGCGCGGTCTACCAGAACCGCGTGCTGGGGGAGTTCGCCAGCAGCGAGGAAGACAGCGTCATCCCTCTGTCCTGGGTGGAAGCGGCGGTCGAGCGCTGGCACGCCTGGAGGGACGACCTCGAAGCCCAGGGGCGCACTCAGCCACCCATCGAGACCTTCACCCGCGCTGGGGTGGACGTGGGGTATGGCGGGGACAAGAGCGTGATTGCCCTCCGGTATGGGAACGTCATCGACGAACTGCGCTACTACGACCAGAAGGACACCATGGCCCTGGTTGGGAATGTGGTTGGGGTGCTGCGCAAGTGGGCGCCGGATGCGAAGCGAACCGAGCGGGTGACGGTGGATGTGAACGGCATCGGCGCGGGCGTGGTGGACCGCCTGCGGGAGCAGGGTTACAAGGTGGATGCGTTCGTGGCCCAGGGCAGGACCGAGCGATTGGAGCGCAGTGGCGAGCTTGGGTATGCCGACCGGCGCTCGGCGGCGTGGTGGAACCTGCGTGAGCTGCTCGACCCGGCCTACGACAGCCAGATCGCGCTGCCTCCGGACAAGATGCTGATTGGCGACCTGACGGCCCCGAAGTACCGGCACATGAGCGGGGGGAAGATTCGGGTCGAGAGCAAAGAGGATATCAAGGAACGGCTGGATCGCTCGACCGATGCCGGAGATGCGGTCGTTCAGGCGTTTGACCCCGGCGAACTCAAGTCGAAGTTACCCGATTGGGACATGGCGGTAGGGTAGATGGTCCAGATCATCTCACTTGGAGCCGAAGAGCACGTGGTCTCCGCGCTGCGCGGGGCATTGGCGCAGTATGCGGCGATCACGGAAGACCTGCCCACCGAACGCGACCTGGTGGAGCTGTATCAGACGTCGGTCGTGGTCTTCCGGGCAGCCAACAAACAGGCCAGTGCCGTGGCACAGGTGCCGATGGTGGCCCGGCGGCGCAAGGCGGACGGCACGGCCGAAGACCTCGAATTCGGCCATCCGCTGTCCCGGCTGTTTTCCGCCCGGCTGGCCTACATCGACATGATCCGGCGCACGGACATCACGCTCTCCTTCTGGGGCGCGAGCCTGTTGGAGAAGCAGCGCGGACTGAAGCGCCAGACCGAAAAGCTGCGCTGGCTGAACCCCAATCTCTGGCAGTTGGACGTGTGGCCGTATGAAGGGTTGCGCGGCTTCAAGGTTCGGGACCAGTTCGGGATACGGGAGACGCTGCTCAAGCCGCCGGATGCGGTGTACATGCACCTCATCGATTTTGGGGACGACTTCGGCGGGGTGGCCCCAGCCGAGGTCGCCTTCCGGTTTGCGGCGGCTGATCCGGAGCTGGCCCAGACCTTGCTGAGCACCTTCCGCAACCGGGCCATTCCGCCCCTGCTCATCCAGCCTGCCAAAGATGCGGAGTTTCCCCCTACCCTGCCCGGCGAAGAGAATCCGGCCGAGCGCCTGGTGCGGGTGCTGCGCACGCTGACCAAAGGCTCGAAGAACGCAGGCCGGACGGTGGTCGATCGCTACCGCTGGGAGGTCAACCAGCTCAGCCAGAAGTTTGACGAGTTTGGCATGCGCGAGGTAGACGAGGCAATCGTCCGGCGGGTGGCGATGGCCTGGGACATGCCGACCAGCATGCTGATCAGCGGGGATGCCTCCTACGCAGGCCAGGAGACGGATCGCCGGGAGTGGTATCAGGGAGCGATCCGCGCCCGGTGCGACTGGTACGGTATGGTCTTCACCGAGCAGGTGGCGGCGGAGTTCGGCGAGGAGTACGTGATCGAGCCGGACTACGCCGAAGTGCCCGCCCTCAAGGAAGACGAGGCGACCAAGACCAATGTGGTCACGGCCCAGGTGGGTAGCACGCTCATCAGCCTGTACCGCGCCCAGGAGAAGCTGGGCGAGGAGCCGGACGAGAACCTTAAGGACATCTACCTGCTGGGCGGCCAGCCGGTGTTGGGCAGCGAGCTGCGCAAGCGGGCCGAGTACAAGGAGCCGGCCGAGTTCGGCCTACCGGGCGAGGAGGGTGAGGACGGAGCGCCGCCCGACGGCGAGGAAGAGGACAAGGGCAAGGCTCCCCAGGCCGACGACAAGGCGAAGCCCCAGCCGCCACGACCCAAAGACACGACCAACCCGGACGGCCGCAAGAGCGTCGGGGGATTCATCCCGGCCCGGACGTGGCGCGAGTTCACCAACTGGCAGCGTTTGCTGGAGCGTGGCGACGGCCAGGACTTCACCTTCGAAGCCATTCCGGCAGATGTGGGTGCGTATGCCCGGCTGATGCTGGCGACAGGCGACAGTGCTGCTGCGGCTATCGAGGCGGCGAGGGCGCAGTATCGCACGCTCTATCCATCGGGCGAGGCCGCCAGGGGGTTCGATGAGACGGCTGGCCTGTACCGAGAAATCCTCTATGGGTTGGTGGAGCAGGCGTTCGATGGCGTCGATCCCAAGACCGGGCAGTCCTCGTTTCTCAAGGCGAACTTCACTCGTCAGGGGCAGCAGGCCATCAAGATTTATTTCCGCGCGGCCTACATGGACGGCCTCCGGCAGAGCGGCGTGGCGCGCGACACGCTGGAAGACGAAGAACAGGCCGAATTGAACCTGGAGATCAGCGCAGAGCGACGGTATTGGGGGGCGATGGGCAAGGAGTTGTATGGCCGGATGCTGCCCCTCTACAAAGAAATGCTGATGCTCCAGGACGACGCTGAATATGCTGAACAGCAAGGCGACGACGCCGAGAGCCAGGAGCTTCAGAAGCGGGCACTCGAAGCCCTGAAGCAATTCCAGAACATGCGCGACCAGTTCCTCAGTCGGATCGACCTGTGGGTGAACAAGGGCCTGCGCCGCATCTTCAACCTGGGCAGGATGGCGGCCGAGAAGAACCCCAACGTGAGATGGAAGCGCGACCCGGCCAAGGACTCGTGCCGGAGTTGCATCGCCGCGGACGGCCAGGTGCATCCTCTGAAGACCTGGAAGAAGTACGGGATCGTGCCCCAGGGGGACAACCTGGAATGTGGCGGCTTCAAGTGCGGGTGCGAGTGGGAGAAGACGGCCGACCGCGCTCAGGGACGTATCGACCGCATCCCCATTGTGAGCGCGGCGCGGAGCATGACCGCCGATTCCGAGGTGCCGGTGCTGGCCGCCGCCATGCGCAGTGAGATCGCCACCCGGTTCGGGTTCGCGGCGTCCTACGCCAACGACCCGGCATTGATCGACCTGGTGGCAGGAGTCCAGGCCCGGCTTGGCGACCAACCCGCGCTGGCTTGGGAGACGCCCTACGACTGGCACCTCTCCTTGTGCTACGCGGCCGAGGCCCATCCGATGAGTGTGGTGTCCGGCTTCTTCGCGGAGATGGACGGCCTCGATGTGCAACCGATGGCCCTCCGGATCAGCCATCTCGAAGCCTGGGAGACCCCGGACGGCGTGGCGCTGGTCGCCATCGTGGACCCACTGCCGGAGCTGCTGGCGCTCCAGGCCCGCCTGCATGAGATGTTCGTTACCAGAGGATTGACTACCTACGTGCACAGCGCACCGGAAGCGTTCAAGCCGCACGTGACCCTGGCCTATGCAGCCGAAGGAACGGACTTGCGCGGCCTGCCCGCCATTGGAGAGACCAGCCTGCTGCTGGACAACATCTGCCTGATCACGCCAGAGATGACCCTGCTGTTCTGGTCCGTGGCGCACGATGAAGAGGCCCAGCCAGCGGAGGTGATGGGGTAATCGCCATGCCATACACGACGATCGCCGAGCTTCCTGACTCGGTGCGCAGCTACCTGACCGAAGACGAGCAGCGCCAATGGCTGACCGTGCTGAATGAGGTCTACGCCCAGACGGGCGACGAGACCAAGGCGATGCTGGCCGCCTGGGGAGCGGTATCCAAGAACCGATTCAAGGAGGCCATGGCCCGGTATGCGGGCGTGGCCCTGCGCTCGACCCAGGCGGGCGGCTACCGGGTGATGGGTTGGGGCATGTTGTTCACGGATGCCGATGACAAGGACTGGTACGGCACGTACTTCAACGAGTTGACCGAACTGCTGTTGGAGTACTACCAGAATGCCCCATTGTTTTACGAGCACGGCCACGACCCGGCCTATGGCACGGAGCCGATTGGACGGCGTGCCCTGGTCGAGGTCTATCCCTTTGGGGTCTGGGTTGAGCACGACCTGAATCCAGGCCACCCGATGTACCCCCGCACGATGCAGGAGATCGCCGATGGACTGCTGCACTACAGCGGGGACAGCATCCTGCATTATGTCGAAGAAGGCATGGCCCAGGATGGAAACGTCCGGGCCTGGCCCGCGGCGGGCTGGTCGCTGGTGCGAGAGCCTGCCGAACCTGGGTTGGGACCGGTTCAGCTCAAGGCAGTGGTGGCTGCCCTGCGGAGCATTCGCCCGCAGGCCACCCCCCTGCCCCCCGCCGAGGCGCATGAGGCGCAAGGCGGTTCTTCCGAGGCGCGAGCGGCGCAAGGAACAATCCGTTCATCTACACAGTTTACGGAGGACACAGGCATGAAGGACAAACTGCTGAAGGCGCTCCGCTCGGTGTTCAAGCTGAGCGCGGATGCGCCCGAAGAGGACGTGAAGACGGCGGTCACCGGGCTGATCGATACCCTCGAAGCGGAACCCGCTGAAGAGGGCGAGGCTGCAGCCATGCGGGGGATCGCCCCGGACGGCGTTCGGGCGCTGGCCCAGGCGCTCAACCTGGAAGACGGGGCGGAAGCGCCCGACGTCGCCCAGGCGTTGCGCGGGGTGCTCGACATCCTCGACGAGAGCGAGGAGGAGCCGGAGCCGCAGGAACTCGACCTGACCGCGCTGAGCGAAGTCGCGACGGCCGCGCGTGGAATCCGGCAGACGGCCATGCCGTACATGATCCGTCCGCTGGATCAGAACACCGGTGGCGGTGGGGCGGCGACCCGGCAGACCGGGATGCGCGGCAAGAACGTGCAGGTCATGCGCACGCGGGAACCGGAGGTCGGCCTGATCGACTTCATCTGCGCCCAGTGCAACATCGTGCCCCCGCGCTTGCGGGGGAAGTATCCGGCCGAGCGAGCCATTCACCGGGCGTTGGAGCTGGGCAGCAAGGGCGAGGCCTCGGCGGCTGCCGTGCGCGCCATCACCAGTGGGCCAGCCGGTGGTTACTGGCTCCGGAGCGACATCGCCCAGGAGCTTATCCGGCCGCTGTACAATGAGCCGATCCTCTTCAAGGCCGGGGCGCGTCGCCGCCAACTGCCGGCCGGCGTCAAGTCGCTCACCATCCGCAAGTACAACGCGGGCGCGAAGGCGTACTGGACGGGCGAGGCTCAGTCGGGCGGGTCGGGACGCGGGACGACCGACTTCGTATCGCTCAACCTGCGCAAGCTGGTCGTGCTGCTGACCCGCACCGAGGAAGAGCTGAAGTTCGCCGATACCGGACTGGAGCAGGAGATCATGGACGAGATCATCCAGGAGATGACTCTCGAAATCGACCGCTCTGGGCTGCTGGGCACGGGAGCCAAGCCGGACGGTCACGTCGGCGAGGAGATGCTCGGTCTGATCAACGCCATCCCGGCGGCTCAGATCAAAGACCTGGCGACCAACGGCCGTGCGCCGAAGCCCCAGGACTTCACAGCCATGAAGCTGGCTCTGCGCGAGCGCAACATCCGCGACGAGGACCTGGCGTTCGTGGTCAGTCACCGGACGGATACCTACGTATCCGATCTGACCGACACGACCGGCCGCCGCATCTTCGGTTACTGGACGGACGGAGCCGAACGCCGCATGGACGGCACGCCCTGGTACGCCACCAACCAGGTGCCCAACGAGCGGACGGTCGGCACGACGAACGACAACAGCCTGATCTTCCTGGGGGCCTGGAAGTACCTGTACCTGGGGATGCCCCCAGAAGACATCGAGATCGTGGCCGACCCGTCGCGCTACCGCGAGACCGGGGAAGTGCTGATCCGGGCGGTCTACTACGTGGACTGCGTCGTGACCCGTGACGAGGCTTTCGAGATTCGCGACGGCGTGCGCGCTCAGTAGCGCGGTTCGCCGAGTTTGCTTGTTCTGGGGCTTTGCCCCTGGGATGAAAGGAAATCCTCTTATGTCTGGATCGCCTTTGGTTGGCCTCGGCCTTGGAAAGGCTGTAGAGCAGACCGTTGTCTTAAACCAGAACGTGACGACCACCGGCGCGGGCAGTGTGAGTAGCACGCCCATCGACGTGTCGATGTACGAAGCCGACATCCTGGTGCTGGTTAGCGCGCGTGCGAGTGGCACGGGCACGATGAGCATCGGCGTGGAGGAGTCGAACGCCGCCGGGTCGGGCTTTGCCCCGGTTATGGCGGATGCACTGGTCGACGTGTACGGCGAGAACGACACGTTCTCGAATGTGGCGGCGGAGGCTTCGCACCAGATGCTGGTGGTGAAGAAATCGCTGCTCAAGAAGTACCTGCGCGTGACTCTGTCGGGGACCAACCTCGACCAGGAAGTCGCGATCGTGATCACCGGCCAGAAGCGGTTTACCTACCGGTAGTCGACTTCGCCAACCCGAGGCGGGACCTGGCAGGAAGGAACGCACCATGAGCTTCTTCACGAGCAGGAACTTCATCAAGGATGCCGATGGATTCACGCCTCCGCCCGCGGGCGGCACGCTGGCGGTGAAGTACGGTGGCCTGACCTTCGAGAATGGCGCGGCCAATCCGGCCGAACTGTTCACCCTACCGGAAGGCGCGGTGATCGTTGGCTGGGAGGTCAACGTCACGGCGGCCTTCAACGACACCGGCACGGACTTACTCGACATCGGGGACGGCACGACCGCCAATCGGTTCGCGGACAACCTCGACGTCGCGAGTCTGGGGCAGATCGTGACCGGCTACGACCCGAACGAGCTGTTTGTTGTCCTCGATGTGCCAGTCACCGTTCACGCCACCTACATGGGCCAGAACGCGGGCGGAGTCGGGGCTGCCACGACAGGCGCGGCGACGGTCGCCGTGTTCTACATCACGCAGTAAGTCTCGCCCGGAACGGGAGCGGGCAGGAGGCGCGTGCTCCCTGCCCGCATAGCAGAGGGTATGTGCTGAGATGGCAATCCATACGACCACGGCGTTTGCTTTCGGAAGTGGCTCGGTGAGTACGACCGCGCTTGCCCTGGCCGATCTCACTGGGCTGAGCGACGAGCTGGTGGCCCAGGCCGACCGGGCGCGCATCACCGTGGCGACCAACCCGGTGCGTTACCGCTATGACGGCGGCGCTCCGACTGCCACGATCGGCCACTACCTGGCCGCCAACGAGGAGACCGAGATCGTCGGCCGGCAGAACATCGCCAACCTGCGCTTCATCCGGGCCGGGGGTTCGGATGGGGTCGTGTCCGTGACACTGGAAGGTGACTGATCATGGCCCGCTCGAACGTTGTCACGCTGCTGCCGCTGGACCGCTACGCGGCCCTGATGGGGCTGAATCTGGCTCACTTCAACTGCCTTGACGATGGGCAGGTGAACAGCGTGGCCGTGCCCTTCTGGAATCAGGCGCTGCACGACCTGCTGGCCCAGTACGTGGCAGAAGCGGAAGCCAATCTGGTCAGGGCGCTAGGGTTCGACGTTGCCCCGGTTTACCGCCAGGAGCGCATCCGGTTCCAGCCCGACACGGCCGAGTTCTACCGCTGGATGTTCGCGGAAGTCTGCACCTCGTACCAGCACGTGCAGGCGTTTGGACAGCGGGCAGTGTCCGTTCTGGCCGAGGATGCCAGCGTGACGTTTGAGGCGGACACGGCGACCGTGACTGCGCCGGTTCCGGCAGGGACCGACCCCGCCGAAGTACGGGTGTTCTACCGCGAGGCCGACGGCGCATCGGGCACGGCGGATGATCGCTGGTGTATCCGGCCCTTGGCGATGCGGGTCAGCGGGACGACGGCCACGATCCGGGGGCACAAAGCCCAGTTCGTCCGCCCGGACGTGCTGGATGGCACGACGGCCGCTCCCTACGACCAGGCGTCCAGCTTCGTGAGTCAGGTGGATGTTTACCGGGTGTACACCGATCTGGCGCTACCACTGACCCTGATTTGGGATGCGCTCCTGGTTGGCGAGGGCAGCGACCCCAGCACAGATGCGACGCAGACGGCGACCGCCTGGCCGGTGAACCTGCGCCGGGGGACGTTTTTGCCCCGGCCCGCTAGCTATCAGGACGGGGCGCATCTGTACGAGGCTCCCCGCTACGGACTACCCCCTAGCCACATCGACGTGGCGTATCTGGCAGGCCATCCCCTCCAGAACGGGAACATCGAGCCACGGCTGGAGCTGGCCGCCGCCCGGCTGGCGAATGTGTTGTCTCCGGAGTTCGTGGTCTGGGTAGCGGATATCGCCCAAACCCGTTGGCGCTACGACCGCAACATGCCGGGTGACGACAACCCGCTCCAGGAAGCAGAGTTGAAGAACCCGTTCGGGTTCACCAACGGTGCCCGCTTCGCCTGGCGGATCGTGCAGGAGATGCGTCTGCCGGTGACCAGCGAGGCGATGGCAGTCTAGCCAGGAGCGAAAGGAACCGCATGAGTATGAAGAAATCAGCGACCATGCAGCTTCGGTATCTGGGCAGCGGCCGCAAGGCGATGGGGATCACCGCCCCAGGCTCGGACACGACCTACCAGTTTGTGCCGGGGGAGCCGTTTACGGTTTCCCAGGAAGACGGCGAGGCGATCCTGCGCGCGTTTCCCCGCCTCTTCGAGGAAGTGAAGTCCAGACCGGCCCCGAAGTCCGAGGCCGAAGTCAGCCCGATTGAAGACAACCCACTCAGCGTGGGCTGAGTGAGGTACAACGATGGCAACTCGGCAGCGCCGCCAGATCACCAGCCAGGCCCGGCAGCAGATCGTCGCCAGCATCAAGAACGGCAGGCGGGAGATCGTCGCGGCGGCGAACGCCCATGCCAAACGGGTCAAGGGCGAGTTCGAGGCCGAGGTTGCGAATTGGTCGAAGGCCAACCGGCCCAGCTTCACGACGGAAGTCAAGGTCGGGGCAACCGAGATCGTGGTCATTGTCCGGCCCCATGCCCGCCGCAAGTCGAGCGACATCTTTCGCTACGTCGACCTGGGCACGCGGCCGCACATCATCCGGCCCAAACGGGCGAAGACCCTCCGCTTCTTCTGGGGCGGTCCCGGCTCGTACAAGCCCAAGACCGCCCCGGCCGGACAGCCCAAACGACTCGCGGGTGGGCAGCCGGTGGACGTGGTGTTTGCCCTCAAGGTCAAGCACCCCGGCACGGAACCCCGCGAGATAAGCCAGCAAATCCAGGAGCGCACCTATGACGATTTCCGCAGAGAGATCGAGAATTCGTTCCGCAGAATCCAACGGAGAAAATAGCCATGCCGAGCTTCCTCACCAATAAGCAGGTGGCAGTCGAGATCGCGGCGGGGGTTGGAGGGCGCGCCCCTCGCAAAATCCTCGATATCGACTCGGACGTCGCCTATGGGGTTGGAGCAGTCAACCAGTCCCTAGGCGAGATCACCCGCGAATTCCGCAAGTCCGCCCGGTCGAATGACTGGGTGCCGATGCCCGTGCGCCGGGGCAAACCGGAGCCGATCGAAACCGAGCTGACGGCCAAGATGCAGGCGGTCAACTACCTGGAACGGTTCGGGGCGGACGATCGCTTCAACCTGTTCGTTCGCTACACGGGCGGCGGCGATCCGACCCTGCCCCTGAGTTATCGCCGGATCGACCTGCTGGTCGACGTGGCGATTGCCGGGTTCAACCGCGAAAACGTCGCCACCGATGGCACGGACGACGAAACCGATGTCATCCTCACCATCCCCGTGAACGCGGGCCAGGTCTACCGCCTGAACCCAATCGCGGGCAAGTCGGTCGTGCATGGCCTGACAGGGGCGGGTGACTGCAACATCACCTGCATCACGGTCGCGTCCGACGGCACGATCTACGCGGGCACCGAGGCCGACAGCACCGGGACTCATCCGTTCGTCCTGGTCTCACCCGACGGCGGGGATACCTGGACCTCGTACGAGCTGAGCACTCCCACCGCCGATATCTCCGCGATCATGATCGCCGGGAACAAGCTGTTCGTTGCGACCGGGACGGCCATCCTGTACACCGAGGCCGTGGTCAACCTGACCGGGGCGGTCTGGACGAGCACCACCGCCGCCCAGAACGTGAACGCGCTCTACGCCATCGACGCGGCCAACCTGGTCGCGGTCGGCGCGGCGGGCATGATGCTGATGTCCGAAGACGGCGGCGGGAGCTGGTCGCCGGTCACGACCGGCAGCGCTGCGACCCTGGGGTGCGTGGCCTTCCGGGACATCAACGAGGGCTACATTGGCGGGGCCACCGGCACGCTGCTCAAGTACGACCAGGGAACCATCAGCGTCATTGCCGACCCCACCAGCGGGGCGACGATCACCACGATCGCGCTGCCCGACGACCCCAGCGGGGGCCGCGATCAGGACGTCTACATCGGCACGGCCACCGGGAAGGTGTTCAAGTCCTTCGATGGGGGCACTTCCTGGGAGCAGATGCGCTTCCCCGGCGACAACGCCGGGACGGTCGATGCCCTGGTCTTCTACGGGTTCAAGGGCGCGGTGCTGTTCATCCTGCATACCCCGGTGGCCGGGTCGACTCGCGTCCTGCGCGACCTGTCCGGTGGGTACGGCGGCAATACCGAGGTCGAGGCGGTCAGTACCCCGGCCAACAGCGGGCTAAATGCCCTGCTGGTCGCCAACCAGAACCTAGCCCTCGCGGTGGGCGACGTCCACAGCGGGGCCTCGATGATCATCAGCGTGGAGGCGTAAGCCATGGCCCGGCGCAGTCGCAACGCCCAGCGCCGGAGTGACCAGGGGCGGCGACCCAACACCGCCGCCCCCCAGACTCCGGGCGAAATCAAGCTCACCTTCTCCAGCGGCTATCATGGCACGCTGCGCCCGCTGCCCTTCAGCACGGTGCTCTTGCTCAAGAAGCGGGAGGCCGAGCTGTATCCGGAGCCGGAGCAGCCCATGCTCACCACCCAGACCGAGCTGGGGGAGAAGGCTATCCCGGCCTCGCTCAACACCGAGCAGGGGATGCAGTACCTCGCCGCGCTCGAACGGGTGGCGGTCCAGCGGGCCGAGTTCCGGCTCGACTTCATCATCGGCGATTTCCTCACCATCGACGAGGCAGAGGACCAGGGTTGTAACGCCGTTACACAGGCCTTCACGAAGGAGATCGCCGCCATCAGGAGGCTTGACCCGTCCCTGGCCGATTCGGACTGGGAAATCGCCCTGCGGCATTGCGTGCTACGCTCGGCGGATGACTACAAGATATTGCAGCAGAATGCCCTGATTCTGACCACGCCGATCAGCGACCAGGAGATCAAGGCCGCCGCCGAACCCTTTCGGGGCGACCTACAACGGAACCCCGATCCTGGAGCTTAGTCACCCGGCCTTGAACAGCAAGACCGCAGTCCGGTTTGCCCCAGAATACCAGGAAGCCCAGGCCGCAGAGTATTGGGGGATCGACATCGATACGTGGTGGATGTCCCCCAGGGCCAAGCGGGCCACCCTAATCGCCAAGTACCAGATCGCCACCCGGATCGAGGCGCTCCAATCGTGGGAGAGCCAACGCGCCGCCGAAGCCAGAGCAAAGGCCAGGGCACGCAAGGGCAAACATCATGCCTAGATTTCCAGAAACCGGACTCGCCGCAGTCCTCGACCTCAATAACTGGTCGGCCAATGTCGCGTCCTTCCTGCGGGACATCACCCGGATGGACAAGGCGGAGGCGGAAAGCTCGAAGACCAGCGAGAACGCAGCTCGTGTGCGAGAGAAGTTCAGCCGCGTGCTCAAGGAACACGGGGAGCAAGCCCGCAGGACGAGCAACGATTCGGACCGGCTCACCAACTCGACCGAGCGGATGGGCAGGTCGGCGGATCGAGCTTCGCGCGGAATTTCTGGATTCACCGAGCGCCTGATCCAGCTCGACGCCGGGATTCGGGTCTTGCAGGCGGGCGCGCACGCGGCTTACCGGGTGGCCGAGGCAGTGAGCGACCTGGCGGGCCGGGCGAACCAGGTGCAGGGGGTGGAAGCCGCGTTCAGCCGGATCACGGCCGGCATGGGGAGCCAGACCGACCTGCTGGCCCGCTGGCGCGAACAGTCCGGGAACATGATCTCGGACCTGGAGTTGATGAAGCGGGGCAACGTGGCCCTGATCAACCTGAGCCAAGAGTCGGCGGAGGTGATCGGGAACAACTTCGGGACGGTCGTCACTGCCGCGCTCAGGGGCGCGGCCAGCACGGGCCAGGACTTCAACCTCATTCTGGAGAAAACGGTCAAGGGTATCCGCAGGCGGTCCAATGCCCTGCTGGATGACATCGGCATCTGGGTTGAAGCGGACGTTGCCAACCAGCGTTACGCGGCTTCTCACAACCTGGTGGTCTCTCAGATGACCGAGGCCCAGAAAGCGGCCGCCTGGCAGACCGAGGCCATCCGGCAGATGAACCAGATCATCGACCAGTCGGGCGACCTGATCCTGTCCTATAGCGCCCAGAGCGCGGCCGCCTGGGAAAACACCCTCAACAACATGAGTCTCGATATCCAGGCCGGAGCGCGGAATGCCGAGCAGGGCTTTGCCGCGATCTCGATGTCGGCGGCCAGCATGGTCAGTGAGGCATCGCCCTACATCGGGGCTTTTGCCGACGTGTTTGGGGGAGCCATCCTTAGTATCGGCCGGCAGTCGCAAGGGCTGCTGGACACCCTCGATCCGCGCGCGTTCTTCGAAGGCGGGGCCAATATCATCGTGGCTCTGGGCGAGGGCATGTTGAACGGCCTGACCTTTGTGGTCCGGGTGGTGAACATCATCGCTCAGACGATCGCCGATTTCCTGATGGGCTTCAGCCCGCCCAGGCTCGGCCCGCTGAGCGAGATTGACAAGGGCGGCCAGAACGTAATCGCAGCCTGGATGGGGGCGTTTGGCCGGGTGAGCACCGGCCCGGTGGAAGACCTGGCAGCTGAGGTCAACAACATCCTGAACGGGATGAGCACGCTCAACACCGACGACCAGGTGACTCTGCTCGAAACAGTCCAGAAGCGGGTGAGCGACCGGCTCAAAAAGGCGGTGGCCGACCTTTCGCAGGGGGCCGACAACGCCAACGAAGTACGGGCGCTTGACGAGCAGAACGACCTGCTCAACCAGCAGATCGCCATGCTCAAGGACAAGGCCGCCCTGGAGAAGATTGGCCTTGGTTACGCGGAGAAGGAAACGGCGCAGGCCGAGGCCAAGAACCAGACTCAAGCCAGGCTTGCCAGTGCGGGCATCAGCACCCCCAAAGCGACTGGCGGCAAGGCAGCCGGAGGCGGGGCGCTGCCTTTGTCTCTGGACGAGGAGGAAGCGGGCGTTCCCGCAATGTTCCGGCCTTACTTCTCTGGCGGCACGGGCACCAGCGGCCCGGAGGAGCAGGGCGACACCGGATTCCAGTCCACCCAGGAGGGATTTGCGGCCCAGCTTCGCAACAAGTTTGGGGAGTTGGAAGACGAATACGCGGGCTTCATAGGGGAGATCGAACGCCTGAAAGCCACCTTCGATCAGGTGAATCCCTTCGAGGCGATTCAGAACTTCCTGGCCGAGGTGCGGGACATCAGCAGCTTTGAGGAATTCGTGAGTGTGTTTGGGCGGCTCACCAATCTGCCCGGCGACCTGATCACCAACCTGATCGACGGAATTCTCGACCTGATAGGGGTTGAGCCATCTCCGGACGTGCAGCAAATTCTCAATACCCTGGGTGATTTCGCGGGCAAGGCCCTGCTGCTCTTTGGCGCGGCGACCGGCCTCCAGACCCTGGCCGGGGCGCTGAGCGCGATCAAGATTGCGGCCACCGCGAACCCGGTCGGTCTGCTGATCGTCGCCATTGCCGGTCTGCTGGCCGTGATCGACAACTACGGCCCGGACGCCCTGAACACGTTGGAGACTCTGGCGGGCATCATCCGGGTGGCCTTCGATGAACTCCGGGTCGAGATCGAGAAAAAGGTCGACGACGTGCGGCTGTTCTTCCTTCAGCGTATCCAGGAATTGGACAACACGCTAGAAGGCGTGGGGATCGACCTGGTGCCGGATGTGGAGATCGACCAGCAGATCGCCAACATTCAGGTCCGGCAGCAGGGGTACGAGCTGCGGGATACCGTCGAGCGGGCAGTCGCCGCCGTGCTTTCGGGCGAGGAAAACCGGATCGACGCCGATGCAATAGCGGCGGTCAATCTCAGTGACGTCTCTGTCTCTCAGCGAGTCAGGGAAGCGGTCAGAGTTGAGCTTGAGAACGCGATCAACGCGGGCGACCAGGAGAAGATGCGCATCCTGGCTCAGACGGCAATCGACCTGGGCATGGAACTGCCGCCCAATCTTCCGGCAGATGTCCAGGCAGAATTGCAGGCCCAGATGGACGCCGCCTCCGCACTCGAATTAGCCGCGCAACTGAATATCCAAGTCGAGATCGGTTACGACGTTTGGGATTTCAATGATCCCGTGTTTCAGGCGTCAATTCAGGGCGGTCCGACCCGCACAGGGGGAATCGGGGGCGGCAGCACGGCCGTGATGGGCGGGCGGGATGCCGCATCGGGCGACATCTCCGGGCTGCTGGCGGTTGTGCAGAACAAGTATCAGACCGAGATCGGCGGGGCGGTCGCATCTTTCCAACAGGCCGTGACCGATGACATGGCCTTTGCTGGCACGGCCATCGCCAGCTTCGCCACGACTGCGGATCTCGATCTTGAGCTTTACGTCGCGGACATGATCACCGCAATCGAGCAGACCGACGCCATCGGTCAGAGTATTCTGGCCCTCACCCTCGATAATGGGCTGTGGACTGCCTCGATGGTCGCGGGACATCTGGGCATGACCACCCTGATTGCCGATCTACAAACCTACCAGACCGAGATCGACGTCGCCCGGATGCTGACCCTGGAATTCGCCCAATCTCTGTGGGGCATCCCCGAAGGGCTGGCCCGGCTGGACGTGCATTACCAGTGGTCGGTGCCTTATGGTGGAGCCAGGGCGAAGGGTGGCGAGGTTCGCCCCGGATATGCCTACATGGTCGGAGAAGAACAACCGGAATGGTTCGTGCCCGGCATGGCCGGGCAGATCATCCCCAACAGCCAGATCGCGCCGCCGCCGGTGATCAACAACATCACGGTCCTGCCTGCCCCGGTGCAGGTCGGAGGGGGCATGAACGTGACCAACCATTTCGGCGGCCAGGCCAACCCGGCAAGCATCCTCCGCACGATGGCAGAGTTAGAGGCGTTGAGATAAATGCCTACCGAAATCAACCAAGTCTCCGCAAGCGCACACGACGCGCACACAAAGGCCCCCGACGGATCGTGGTCCACCAGCACCACGGCGGGCTTTGTCGGCCTGTTCAACAACACCAGCCGGGGCGCCCCCAATTACAGTGTGGCGTGTGTCAGCGTGCAGGTCAATGCAGCCCAGGGAGCCGACTTCAGCAATACCTATCTGACCGGGGAAATCACGATCTCGGATTGGGACTACATCAAGTGCAAGATTTATGCCGAGCTTGCCACAACCCCGACCGCCCTGTCGACGTCGGTCAATATCGACGATCTGCCCAGAACCACCGCCTGGGTGCAGTGGGGCAACGGAACGAAGGTCGGCACGGGATTCAAGGACTCCCCCGACCTCAGCGCGATCCTGGAGGAGGTCGTCGCACAACCGGGATGGATCGCGGGCACGCGGGTGAACTTCATTCTCGAAGCCGCCACCGATACCACGACCTGGGCGGTGTTCAGATCGTATGACAGCATCCCGGCCAATGCGTTCAAGCTCACCTACACCTATACCAACCCGGCCCCCGATGTCGACCCGACCCCGGCCTCCGGATCGTCCATCAACTACGGCACGATGCCGGTCGGCAACACCGCCGACCAGACCATCACCGTCAGCAATGTGGGCAACGCGAGTCTGGTCCTGTCCGCCCCGTCCATCACCGGGGATGCAGCGGCCGACTATACCATCCTCAGCCCGTCATTCCCTGCAGCGGTGTCGGCCGGGAACTCGGTTGAGGTCATCATTCGGGCCACGGCAAACGAGGTCGGCGCGCGCGGAGCATCGCTCAGCCTCACGACCAACGACCCGGACGAGGGCACGCTAAGCTATACCCTGAGTTATATGGGGACCACCGATCCGGCGATCGCGGCGGTGCCAGGGGCGGGGGCGACCATCGACTATGGCACGGTTAACACCGACACCAGCAAGAGCCATGAGATCGTCGTTTACGAGGTTGGGGCCGATGACCTGACCCTCGTCGGCGTGTCCATCACGGGAACCAACAATGTCGATTTCACGGTCAGCAACACGTTCCCCCTGACCATTCCGAACGGAGGCAATCCCGTCACGCTGCTGGTGCAGTTCAGGCCGCAGGGAACGGGCACCCGCACCGCGACCCTGACCATCACCACCAACGCCCCGGACAACCCGGCCCTGGTTTACACCCTGACGGGTATCGGCGTGACCTCGGTCCCGCTGGAGCCGGAGCGCGGGATCAGCCATCGGGTGAGCCACCTGGTCACGGTCAGGGACAACACGACCGGGGAAATCACTGCCGAGGTCAGTTCCCAGGAGCTTGAAGCCCTGCGCTACGAGCGCAAGCTGAACGATGTCGGGGTGTTCCAGCTCACCATCCATGCCGAGCACCGCTACGCCAACGCGCTCGCGGTCAAGGATGCCCTGGTCGACATCACCCGGATCGTGTTTGCCAGGAAGGACATGACCACCACCGGCGAGGGCACGTTCATCGTCCGCATGATCCGTTGGTTCGAGGACGAAAACGAACAAACCTGGCTGGTGGTCAGCGGCTACAGCCTGGAATACATCCTCCTGCAGCGGCTGATCGACCCACGCAACGACCCGCTGACTGCCGGAGGATACTCCACCAAAAGCGGGGCGGCGGATACGGTCATGGTCTCTCTGGTCAACGAGCAGGCCGGGGCCAACGCCAACCCGGATCAGATCGTCACCTACCTGACCGAGGCCACGCCTGCGGGGATAGGGGAGATCGTGGGCGGCCGCTGGGCCTGGGAAGGGCTGCTCGACACCCTGGCGCTCCTGGCCGACAGCGGAGGCATGGATTTTCGCGTCGTGCGTTCGTCTGGAATCGCGCTTGAATTCCGGGCCGAGGTTATCGGGGATGATCTGACCAGGAACGCCAATTATCCCGACAGCCCGTTTGTTCACTTCGCGCCGGAGTTCGGGAACATGCGCAGCCCGGACCTGACCATCGACTACCGGGAGGAGAAGACCGCGATCTACCTGCTGGGCCAGGGGGCGGGGGAGCACGCCTACATCTACGAGCGCCAGGCCCCGACCATAACCGACACCCGCTTTTCCTATGCGGCGGTCGTGGCGGATGCCCGCCAGGTCGAGGATGAAGACCCCACGCAATACCTGACCCAGGCGGTCGACGCCTTGCTCAAGCACCGGGCGAAGGTTGATTTCACCTTTGAGGTGGTCAACACGGGCAGGCAGTACCGGGCGTTGTGGGACCTGGGCGACTGGGTTACGGCGGCCTGGCATGGGCGGGAATTCGACATGCGGATCGTCTCGATCAAGGTGGACGTCACCCCGGACGGGGAGACCATCACCCCCGTCATGAACACGAGGGAATAGCCATGTCGCTCCTGAGAACCATGGACGAGCAGTGGGCGGCCGCCCACAAAGAGCTAAACGACCTGCGGGCCGCAGTCCGCACCGCCTCGCTGCAACGCCGGGCGGAAGTGGCCGGGGCGGTTCCCAACTTCCCAGACGTGGACAGTCTGCCCGCGGGCCACCTGGGGGCGGTCGCCACAGTCAGCGACGATGGCACGGGCAGCCCGGCCTTTTTCTGGCACAACGGCGTTACCTGGCAGGGGATTTCATAGGCCATGCTTCAGATAACCAGAGCGCAACAGCGCGAGGCGCTCAAGTTCCGGGCCGCCCTCGCCGCCGCCAAACAGGCATTGAGCCGGACCAAGGCCACCCCGCGCGCGGAGATCGCGGGGGCAACTCCGGTTTATGCCAGCCTGACCGACCTGCCTTGCCCGGTCGCGGGTTCCTGGGCGACCGTCGCTGACGATGGCACGGGCAGCCCGGCCCTGATGTGGGCCGATGGCGTGCAGTGGGTTGAGATGGGCACGGCCCCCGCGCCAACCCCTGTCGCCGCGCCGACCGGGGCTTCGGCTACTGCCCTATCATCGACCGTGATCCGGGTGCAGTGGACGGACAACGCCATCGATGAAACCGCCTACGAGATCGAGCGATCCCTGAACGGCACAACCTGGTCTCTGGCTGCCACCCTCGCCGCCAACACGGTCCTATTCGATGACACCGGGCGGAGCGCATCGCCCAAGTACTACTACCGGGTGCGGGCCTACCGGGGCGGGGATGGAGTGTACTCGGCTTATTCGAGCACGGTGTACGCCACCACGCCGAGCAATCCCACCATCACCGTGCAGCCCTACGTGTGGTGGCGCGACACCAAGTGGATTCCACGCTTTCCCTATGAGGACGCGAACTGGACTGCCTGGAGTCTCCGAGACAACGCCAGTTACTACTACTTTGTGGGCGACGGGATCGACGCCTGTGCCAACATATTCGAGGCCAGCGTGATCGCAGGTGCGCCGGACAAGACCTATCTGGATCATGGTATCCGCTACACCCTGAACATGATCTCGAAGGCGCGAGTCTCAAGCTCGATTTCGACCAGCCAGTACAAGGACTCGTACTACGGCTGGCCGAGCGCGGGCGATGGCGGCGTCGAGTCGGTGCTGCGCGAGATGCGCTGTTGGGCACGGGTGGCGGTTCTGGTCCGGCAATTGCACGGGGCGACGTGGCTGCACTCTCAGATGTATGACTCGACCCGCACTTATGGACAAATCCTGTCGCTCATTGTCACGTTCTCGAACAAGCATCTTTGGGAGAAGTGGTGGGTCAGGGGCGGGAACAGCCTGAGCCAGTTCTACCGGGTCAACATGCACATGACTGCCCATGCGGCAGTCTATGCTCTGGGTTTCTCAGTGGCGACGACTGACCCGGTGTTGCTGGCCCAGTTCAGCAAGGTCTACCACGAGGTCAGCACCGGGCCGATGACCGCGCTCAATGGGGCGGTGCTTTACAGCGGGTCGGATATCCAGAACGAACTGGTCCCCAACCCGGTCAGTTCAACCGCGACGTTCTGGAACTACGACTGGAACGTCAATACCCGTCCCGGCTCTGACCTGGGTCATGCGGGCGACGTCGAGTTGCTGATGATCGAGGGTTACGACCACAGCACGGGGGTCTGGTCCTGGGCCGGGGTCAAGGGGATCGAAGGGATGATCAACCTGACCCTGAATGTGCTCTGGTACAACGGCATGTCCGATCCGCGCTTCCATGACTACCTGGATGGCACGGATGACTCGAATGTGGGCATCTACGGTCGCTGTTTTTCCTATTGGGCGCGGATCGGGCGGTACAGCCAGGCCATCCAAAAGCTGGCGGAGAATCACTCGTTTCGTTCGTTCTACCCGGCCACGATGTACGGGCACGGTGCGCTGAACGCGGCCCGAATTCATGCGGGGATGTAGGAGGCGTGATGTCCGGCGAGGCTGATTACCTGATCAACCTGGACGGGAGAATCTACCCGCTGTCCGCCCTCGGATTGAGCGTGACCGGGCTGGGCGATATTCCCATCGACTACCAGACCACGCGGGGTTACGGTCAGCACGGGGCGACCGTCCTTGGCTGGCGGCTCAACCAACGCACGATCTCCCTGAGTGTGCAGGTCACGGGGCGCACGCGGGCCGACTACCTGGCGAAGCGGCGCAAGCTGATCGACGCCTTGAACCCGATCACCGGTCCTGTCACCCTGCGCCGGGTGCTGCCGGATGGGAGCAGGCGCGACATCGATGGCTGGGTGCAGTCCGGCCTCGATCTGGCGGAGACGGACGACCGCCTGACGTTCCTGGGGTCGATTGCGCTGGAATGCCCGGACCCGGCCTTCTACGACCCAACCTTGCACGAGACGGCGCTGTCCGAGGGCTACCCGGACCAGCTTTCGTTTCCGGCCGCGTTTGGTGGAGACCGCTTCTTCTTCGACTCGCCGGGCGTGGCGCGCGGGACGATCGTCAACCGGGGCAACTGGTATTCGTGGCCCGTGATTGCCATCACCGGGCCGTATGAGAGTCTGGTCATCAGGAACAACACCACCGGGGCGAGTTTTACCCTGGGGGTGGGGATCGAGGCAGGCGACACGCTGCTCATTGACCTCACGCCGGGGAACATCCGGGTCGAGAACGCGCTCGGAGAAAACCTGCTGAACCACCGCACGGATGGCACATTCACGGACTGGTATCTGAAGCCGGGGACCAACGACATTCGGGTCAGCGGCACCGGGATTGCAGAGAGCACCACGTTCGTTTTCGCCCATTACGACCGCTATATCGCATTGTGAGAGGGGTATCGCATGGCTGAAACATCTCTGCCTTGGGCCGGGCTGATTTCGGAAGGCGCGGCGGGGGACGCGGGCGGCTACTCCGACGCCGCATTTGCCAGTCTGTTTTCCGCACTGATCGAGGAGCGCACGGGGGTGATCGGCGGGCTTGTGGTCAAGGCCGCGTCCCCGGCAGGCGCGAAGGTCGTGGTCACGGCGGGCAAGGCGATCGTCAAAGGCCGGTTGTACGTGCTGGACGCCGACACCGAATTGACCATCAGCGCCAACACGTCCGGCAACAACCGGATCGACCGGGTGGTGGTGCGGGCCGATTACGCGGCTCAGACTATCCGGGCGGTGGTCAAGACCGGGACGCCTGCGGGCAGTCCGTCCGCGCCTTCCCTGACTCAGAGCGCCGGGGTGTTGTGGGAGCTTTCCCTGGCGACTGTCGACGCCGACAACGGGTTCAGTTCCATCGTCGACGCCGACATCCACCGCGACCGGGTGTGGGCGCGGGACGAAGCCCCAGGAGACCGGCATACGAGCTGGAACCCTAACCTGGAAGCCACCGGGCTTTATTACAAGGCCGATGGGCGGGCCGTGTCGCGGACGACCGATGCCGACCTGTTTGACGTGCTTGGCACGACTCACGGTGTGGGGGATGGCTCGACCACGTTCAATCTTCCGGAGGAAAACGGCCGGGTGTTCGCCGCGATGGACAATCAGGGCACGGCCGAGGGCAGTTCAAACGTTGTGACCAACGCTGCGGCGGATACGCTGGGCGGCAAGCTGGGCACGGAGACCCACACACTGGCCACGACCGAAATGCCAGCGCACAACCACACCGGCCCGGTCGGAACCGGATCGAAAGAGGCATACGGGGGGTCTGGCAACGTGATGCTGCAATCCAGCACCGTGACCGGATCGGCTGGCGGCGGGCAGGCGCACAACAACATGCAGCCGACCATTTTCGGCTACGCCTACATTCGGCGCTAAGGAGGCGCTCGGCATATGGCAATCGACATTCGCAACCTTGGAACACCTCAGATTGTGGAGGCGACTTTCGTCGCCCAGGCGGTCGACGCCGGGATCATCCCGACGATCAAGAGCCTGATCACCCTGGCAACCGACGAGGTTTCCCTGCTGGCCGACCTCAAGGAAGCCCTGGCTGTGGCGAACCCGTCGCTGGCCGAGGCCCTGGGTCTCGACACCCTCCGGGCGATCCTGCGCTACATGGATAAGGTCGACCGCAGCATCGGGTATGGAGAGCACATCCCGGAGTTGCTCGACGAGAACGGCCCGGCCGCGATCTGGCCCGTCTACTACGACGACGCGGGTGGGGAGCGGGTCGAGGTCGGCACCCCCATCGAGGAACAGAGCCACCGGGCCGACTTCGTGGGGTTCCATGCCCTGATCAACGGCGGGCTGTACCACAGTGGCAGTCTACCCGCCGACACCGCCGCGAACCTGTTTATCCCGGTCGCGCTCCTGCCGGGGGAGCATACCCTCCGCATCTGTTACGTGAACGCTGACCGGGATACCACCCGGCTCAGCCCGCCCGCCACGTTCACGGTGGCCTAGTCCGGCCCTCGGCACGAGGAATCGCTGATTGGAGAAGACCCAATGCCCGACCCGCAAACCGTCCAGGCGGTCACCGAATTCCTGGAAGTGCTCAACAACACCGACCTGCCCGTCATCCTGGCAATCGTGCTGGTGGCGCTGATCGTTTCCCCGGCTGTGATGACCGTCTTTCTGGCCCGGATCATCGGGAAGGTGGTCGATGCCAACCGCAAGGACGAGGCCGAGCGCAACAGCCAGTTTTCCTCCGCGCTGGGTCTGGCCGGGCAGTCGGCCCAGAACGTCGAGCTGCTGCGCCGGGGGATGGAGGAGGCCCATACCAACACGAACCATCTGGTCGAGAGTTTCACGACCCAGGTCAAGCAGCAGGTGATCGACACGCGGGGGGCCATCCTCGAAAGCATGGGGCAGATCGGGACCAGCCTGTCCAACCTGACCGCCCAGATCGCCCGGCAGGGGCAGGAACACCAGGCCCAGACCACCGTCCTGAACAGTCTGCATCAGGGCATGGAAGCCGGGTTCTCGGAGACGAAAGCCGCCCTCGGCCCGATCTTGTCAGAATTGGCCCATCTGTCCGATGGGATCGCCGCTGTCACGGCCAGCCTGTCCGAAATGGTCAACCAGCCGGAGCAGCCACGCACCGGGGATCGCTGATCCCCAGACCCTCTCTGTAGCAGTCCCCAAGTATCCATAAGGAGCAAACTCGTGGAACCGCAGATCGCACTTGCCGAGCTGATTCGTGCCGTGCAGGCTATCGTGACGTTGGGCTTTGCCGCCCCCGGCATCGTCCTGATCGTCAACCTGGTCAAGGTCCTGGCCCCGAACTGGAAGGCCGAGTACGTCCATCTGGCCTTGCAGGTGATTGTGTGGGCGGTGTACACCATCGCTACCCACGTCGGCTATGCCTCTCAGTTCGAAGCGGGATGGGGCGTGTTCATCACCATCGTCGGGGCGATTGCCTCGCTGTTCACGTCCGTGGCGGCGGGCAAGAAGACCTATAACTTTGCCCTCAAGAACGATGTGACCCTCTGGAATTACCAGCGCACCAAGCCCGACTCCGTCGAACTCGAAAAAGCCGCCTGACTATCTGACCGGGGGGCAGGAATCGCCCTGCCCCCTACCCTCACAGGGAACCCCATGCCGCAGAACATCGACTGTCTGAACGTCCGGGGCCAGAAGGTCAGCACCGAGGAAGTTCTCTCCGCCATCGACCGCCTGAAATCCCGCTACGTCTTGATTGCGGACAATACCGGGATGGCAAACCGGATCGCCAGGGAACGCCCTGGGGTGCAAGTCGTCTACCGGGATTTCTGGCCTCGCCCAGACTTCGGCGATGATGACCTGCACCTGTTTACGACACCCGCCGCCTGGATCGCGCGCATGAATGGCCTGGGCCTCGATCCTGGCATCTGGTGGTACAGCGGCAACGAGCCGACCGGGGAATGGGCGCGGCTGGCGGGGTGGATCGAGCAGGTGATCCCACTGGCGAACACCGTGGGCCGCCACCTGGTCGTGGGCAACTTCTCCGTAGGCGTGCCGGAGCCAGAGGATTGGAACGGACCGCTGCTGCCTGTGCTGAAAGTCCTCAGGGATGGAAAGCATACCCTCGGCCTGCACGAGTACATGGTCGAGTCTTGCGCCGCCAGCCAGCCACATTATGTGGCGCGCTTCCTGAAAGCCTGGGACGCGGCGAGCAGGGCAGGCTATGCCCGGCCGCACACGCTGATCACGGAGGCGGGCTTCGACCTCAGAGGGTCATGGGTGATTCAGTGTCAGGGCAGCGCGGCACGGTTCGCCCAGGAGTTCCAGAAGGCGGCGAAGCTTTACTACTTGCACGGGATCGATGGGGTGTTCCACTTCTCGTTCGGCCCCTGGTCCAGGGGCAAGCCGGGGGAGCCGGGTTACACCGGGGACTTCGACGTGCGCCCGGCGCTGGCCGAACTGGCGAAGGTGACGACCCCAGTTCCGACCATCTACACACCACCTCAGGAGGAACCTATGCCGGAGATACCCGAAGTCTGGATACCCGCCATTGCACAGCCGAAGGGCAGCTACACGGTCAACATCCGGGCCGCAGCTTCGGCGGGTGCGGCTGATGTGGGCGATCTGGTCGCCGGGGACGCGGTCGAGTTCGTCCCGGTGCAGGGCGACTGGTGGAAGGTGCGCAAGGGCCGGGTCACCGGCTGGGCGCACGTGGGCTACGTGGGCTTTGTGCCCAATCTGACCCCGCAGGCGGATGGCGAGACGCAGGCGCGGATTGCCGAGCTTGAGGCCCAGGTCACAGCGCTGGAAGCCCAGGTCAGCGAGCTAACCGACCAGGTTGAGGAGCTGGACCAGCAGGCGGCGATTGGGCGGCAGTTCACGGCGCTGGTCGGACTAGTCACGGGGGCGAAGGCTGTTGTTGAGATGAGAGATCACCCCTTCTAGGATATTGGCT